CAGTACGCATTCCAAAGCCACTAGAAACTTTAGCGTCTTTAACAGGTGGCTCCATGCCTAAGCCTTCTGTTGTTGGCGCGGCTGCTGGAGGTGCATTTGCAGGTGGTGTTGTTGGCGCACCTGGCAATTTCATACCTTTTATTGATGAAGGAGACAATAACGGTATAACTTCGGGACCTGATGTTGCAATTATTTCTGCAGCTTTATTTCGTTCAGTGTCTTGTTTATTTAGTAATTCTTCACGTTGTATGTCCATGCCAAACGCATCTTTTAACGCTGATGCTAGTTCAGGATACGCCATACGAACTGTTGTGTATACACCCGGAGTGAGCTTATTAATTAATGAAGGCTCAAGTGTGCCTGATTTAATATCTTCAGTTAATTGCGTAGGCTCCATGCCAAACGTTTGTGCAACCAAGTTTAACGCTTTTGATTGGTTAGACATTTGATATTTTTGACCAGCTAGTTGCGCACGCATCATAGCAATCCCAGGTTCTTGCTCAGTTCGGCGTTGCTGTTGTGCGCCTAACGCAGTACTGGTACGACCAATGGCTTCACCTATGCCACCTGTTTTGCCTGGGTCAAGGAGTGATCCTGCCAACTCAAAATAGTTTGGCTGATTTCTTTGCTCTAATGATGCTAAAACTTTTTGAATAGCATCAGTATATTCTTGTTGCCCAGATGGGTCCAAGCTTATGCCGCCGGGCATTGCAGGTAACGCTGTAGGTAGTGCCATATTATTTCCTTATTAATAAAGCGAGTATTCACTAGGGTCAATAACAGTGCCGTCTGATTTAATGTAGTTACCGGCATCATCAACTGTTACTGACCCTGCGCCAGGAATTTCAGGTATTGTTGTATTGCCGTTAACATCAGTAATTGCCCCGGTACCGCCTGTATTAATCCCTAGTAATTTTGATAATGCGCCTGTTGACGCATCAGTTGCGCCGCCAAATAACTTACCAATTGCTGTGCCTAAGTTTGTCTGACTAATACCTGCGCCTAGAGCGCCAAGCCCTGCGATTTGCTGTAGTGGCGACGCTGCGTACGCACCAGGGATTGGGCCTGTATATGAGGAGCCTGTTGATGTAGGTATTGTGTAGCCGCGTAGTAGCTGTGACTGGTTTGTTAATTGCTGCATTGGGAATAGCTGCTCGTTCTGTGCAATAGTTTGCTTTTGTCCGCCCATCGTAGCTAATGCATTAATATCACCAAGTCCAAGTTGCTGTGTTGTGCTTGCAAGGTTACCAAGTTGCTGAGCTGCTGCAATTCTGTTTTGCATATCTTGCTGTAGTGCTTGCGCTTGCTGTGCTGTAATACCAAGCTGTGCATTTGCTATTGTGTCGCCTAATGCGGCAGCACCACGTTTAGAACCAAACTGGCCTGAGCCTACAATACCTGCAGTTGCTTGTTGCGCCAGATTTCTTGCTATATTAGCTTGTCCAAGATTACCAATGGCTTCAGATAAGTTTGAATTGCCTACATTCTGCGCCATGTTAATTGCACTTTGCAATGCGGGCTGGTAATTACCTACATTCTGCGCTGTTTGATTAAACGCCTGATTTTGTAGATCAGTTGCGCCTACGTACTGAGCGTTTTGGGCTGTACTGGCGCCTTGCTTTGCTAACTGATTTAAGTAGTCAGTGTAGAATGCAGGTGCAGCAGTAACTTGCTGCTGAGTGGTAGTGATATTAGGCAGTGGCGCGCCTTGTGTGAACGAGCCTCCGCCTGAGCTTGGAGTGCCTACAGTTGGTGCTGGAGTATAGGCAGCTGCTGGGTCGACTGGGACTTGACTTAGAGGATTAGTAGCCATAGGTGTTGTTCCTGTAGGTGTTGCTGTGGGTGTTAATGGACTTGCTGGTGTACCTGTTACACCATTCAAAACTTGAGGTTGTTGAACAGGTTGTTGTACGCCACCTGTAGAGCCAAGGATAGAATCAGCAGGTCTTCTTAGTTCATTTAAATTACGTGCGTAATTCTCACGAGTCATGTAAGGGGCCATGTTTCGTAGCTTATCTTCTCTTGTAGCATCAGGGCCATACTCAAATATTGGTGCGTTTTGCAAACCGTCCATAGACGTTGCAAATGTCAATCCTTCAAAGTCAGACGGATTTGTATAGTCTTGTTGCTGTGGTGCAAGTGGTGGAGGAGTAGGCCCAGGCTGTTGCTCAGGAGGGCCTTGATAATTAGGGTCGCGAACCATTTCACCATTTACCATACTAAATCCCATTGGAACTTTACCGGCGTTAGGGCCTGTAAAGAATGATTCTCTAGGTATACCTTGAGGCTGATTAACCATAACGCCTTCACTGTTATAAGAGCCATCAGGGTTTTTAGGTATGTCGTATCTAGCTATATTGCTTTGGGGCATAGGAGTTGGTGCTTGTAATGAAGGGTTTGGTTGTTGCGCTTGACGATTTTGAAACTCAGTAGCTAAACTTGGGTTTGCTTGCCATTGTTCGTATGTAGGTGCGCCAGGCTGATTATACCAACCTTCAACTCCTGCATTATAGTAATTACCTCTTGGATTAGGCGTACCATCAGGGAATTCTGTGAATGCCATGCCTTGATTTGCGCTTTGACTAGGTTGACCAAACAAATTATATTGCGACTGATACGGCATACTATTTTGTTTATTCATTAAATCTTGATTATTTAAATAAGAAACATAATCTTGAGGCATTGTTGGCATTTGGTCGCCTGACCCACCATTGAAAAGAGAATTATTGTTATTTCTATCAGCGTAAGTTTTATTAAAATAAGCCATATATTGTGGATCAGCTTTTCCTGCATCATCTATAGCTTTAAGTTGCGTATTTAAATCGCCACCATAGTTGTTTTTATCTTCAAAATAAGCAATTCTAGGGTTTGGATTAACATATTGATAATTAGTAACTTCTTGCGTAGCAGGTTGTCCCATGCTAGGGTTTTTTAAGAAATCATCATACGATTGATTTTGCAAATTAGCTATATTGCCTGAACCATAACCACCAAATGGCATCATCACATAATCATCAGTTGCTGCTGTGGTATTTAGATTATTTTGATAACTTTGATACTGTGGAGACTGATAGTAAGACTGATTAAAATTTGGAATCATTGGAACTAAAGGTTCTTGTGGGGCAGAATAATTAATGTCTAAACCGCCTAGCCCTGAAAACCCTGCTGTCCCTGAATCTTGCGTTTGAGCTAGATTAGATTGACCTGTTGGCAAAGCACCTTGCGTAGGGTTCACAGACGCATCGTTCCCCATTGACTGACTAGGGTTAATTGATGCATCTGCAAATGCTGGATTAAGTGCCATATTATCCTCTAGTGTGCCGTTTTAGTGCTTCTTTCATATATGCTAATGGCGAAGCTTTAGGCGGTATCTTATCAACTGGTGCTGAGCGCTTATGCTCTCTTGCAGCTTCTCTAAAGTGATCGAGTAGCTGAGCACCTGCATCAGATGAGCCATTACCTAATGAAGCCACAGTATCAGCGTCAAAAACATACTCACCATCAGCGAGCATAGCAGGAATATCATCAGACTGTCCATCACCAGCACCTTTCACGTAATGCCCTGTTGTTCCTGTCTTAAACTCAGGAATATGCCCACCGTCTTTAAATCCCATTGTATTATAAGCAGGAGCACCTAGTAATTTTAAACCAGAAGACATCAAAGCGCCTGTTTGTTCTTTGTCGCGTAGCTTTTTAAGATGAGTTAAGTAGTCATCCATTGTAGCACTACCGCCTGACGCGTACCCTAGCATACTAGAAGCTGCTGAGAACATTGGTGCGCCATACGATGGATTAGTTCCGCCTTTATCTGCAAGCATTGTTTGAAATAATGTGTTGTATGGGTTCGACTGTTGCATATTTCCGCCTGTTGCTTGTTGAGGTATTTGTGGTGATAGTGCTGAAAGACCTGTTGGGCCAGATTGATTTAGTAAATGCGGCGCAACCATTGATAGCAATTTAGGGTCTAGCTGCTTTAGTTGCTGTAGAATCTGTGTATTGGCGTATACAGGAGCTGCAGCCAATGACTGCCCTGAAATAGGTGTGGGTATGCCACCAGATTGCGATGTGCCAGACGAGGGTGCGTTATACCCACTTGATGCTTGTGTTTCAGTAGTTGTGGCAGTTGGTAATGCGCCTGGTGTTTTAGGCGTAGTAGTTGTAGGCGTCTTAGGCGATGTAACAGTTCCTACAGCAGTAGTAGGCGTCTTTACAGGCGTTGTAGGTGTTACAGGTGGAGTCTCATCAGAGGGCGGCTCAGGATTGTCCCATGGGTCAAATGATGGCTCTTGTTTTCCACTAACTACTAATGGGTCAAGTGGCTGAGCTGTTGGTATAGTTGTAGTAGGCTGCGTTGTAGTAGGCTGAGTAGTCGTTGGCGGAGTTAAGGGCGGCACTGTAGGCAATACACCAGGCCCACCTGGGCCACCGGGACCGCCTGGTGTTCCTGTAGGCAGCCCACTTGGGCCTCCTGACGGCGTATAACCTGACATTTTTGTTGCAAGAGCAGGCTCAACGCCTTGCGCAATTAAAGCATCATAAAACTCAGCACTTGTTTTTTCACTTGCAGGGCTAGGGCTTAATGGCGATGGTGCTACATCAATTTTGTTAGGGTCTAAATAAGGCGAGCCGTCTTCATTAACTCGGTCACCTTCTTTATTAACAGGATATCCGTTGCTATCTCGCTTGCCTGTAATACTAGTAGGGTCATCATTTATAATTGTGACAGAGCTTGTTGGCTCTTTATTTACAACAGGTATAATGTCAGACGGCTTGTCTGCTGCAATCACTTCGCCTGTGTTTGTTATTTTGCCTTTGGTACCGTCTGATAACGTAACTTCTTCACCAAAACCTGTCTCAACAAAATCACCAATTTGCAATGTGCCAGGCTGCGATTTAAGAGCTTCAGCTGCCGTAGACGCAATTTGCTGCGCTATTTCAGTACCAAATTCTTTTTCTAAGTCTTGATAATCTTTAAGTTTGTCAATAAGCGTCGCAGTTAAATCTTTAGTTTGCGTATTAAGCTCTGTGGCTCGAGAATCCAAACTAGTAAGTTGCTCATTATAGCTTGCAAGCTGAGTTTGTAAAGGCGCAATCTTACTAACAGTGTCTTCATAACTAGCTTTTACAGCATTAAACTGCCCAAGCGTACCTGTGGCTTGGTCATTTAAACTATTTATTTGATTGGATAAATTAGTAGCTTCTGCTCTAGCTGCGTTTTGTACATCTTGATACGCTTTAACTAAATTCATTCCACCAGCAAAAGTCTTACCTGCTATCTGAGGAGAAGTGCCGGGGTCATTTGCGTATCTTACTTGTTCATCAAATCTTCCTGACAGCTCTTGTATTTGTGCTTGTTGCGAATTTAATGTTCCTAATAAATTATTAGATTCATTAACCTGCGCTTGTGCAGTAGATTGATAATTGGTTAAGCTATTCCACGCATCTTGCGCTTGAGATTTAACCGAGTTAAACGTACTTCCTATGTCTTGAAGTGTTTCGTTATTCTTATATATGTTATCCCATGTAGACTTTAGTGCGCCTGTAGTTTCTTGCATGCCTTTAGAAACTAAGCTTTTAGACGCAGACGCAGCAATTGCATCACCAACACTTTGGCCATTTAAGATAGCATTAGATGCGCTACCTACTGCGTCTGATATAGCTCTATTACTAAAACTTTTAACGTCAAGCCCTTGCGAGCTTAACTCATTCATTACTAAACCTTTTACAGAGCCGCTTAAACCTGCACTAAGAACTTCGTTTAAAGGTTTACCTTGTATAGCAGCAACTGCAGCAGATGATGACGCACTTGTAATAACATTCATCATTTCAGGAGGTACGCCTTCGATACCTATTTGAGGGGCGTATGCTTGTACAACAGAAATGCCAACTTGTTGAACGCTACCATGCCCATTGGCATAACTTGTTGTTGCCATAGCAACTTGTGGCGGTACACCAAAATACATTAGCGCAGCTACTTCAACAGCCTCTAATGGATGCGTTATGTAAAACTTTGCTTGTGCAAGAGTGCTTTCAACAGTGTTGTGCACCATGTCATCAAAGCCTGCAAAGAAATCTCCAACCGCCCCACCGCACATTATGAATTTTTCCTTATGTCAACTTCAATTTCATAAAGAATCTCACCGTCTTTATCGCGGCCTACTTCATTGTACTGTACAGGATATTTGGAGTCAAGCATTTTAACCATTTGCATATTAATGCCTTTGGCTATTAGACGGTAAAATCCTGCTTTTTCCATTGCTGCGCCGAACTCTAGCACATTACGAAAATAAGTTTTGTTGCTCTTTTCAGCGTTAAATGACGTAAGCAAGTTTAGCTCATGTGGCGCTGTTATCTCATATAAAAATAGTGTGTCACGATTACGCATGAGTCGATATTTTTCAAACTTTAATGCAGCTGCTATGTAAGCATGAAATTTCTTCCAGTCAACACCTGACCGTTTTACTTCAATAGAATTTTTAACAACATCGTCTACTGTCATACGCTTAGAATGAGAGTCATTATGCTTGTCTGTCATATGTACCCTATTTCCATAATGCCTACTAAGCTCTTAGCCCAATCCTGCCAGTTATCAAAGTTTCTTGCATCAGGCACACCGCTATTTACAAAGTATCCAATACCTTTCATGCCATTAGCCCAGTCTTTCCATTGCTCTTCAGGGACTGTCCCTAGTTGCTGAGCTGCAAATAAGTCTGCCATGCAGGCGCACCACAAATCCCATGTTAAATCCCTAGGGTCATACGTAGTTGACATTATGGGTTACCCGTACTTCTAACGTCGCCTAAGTCGACGCTTAGTAGAATGTTACCTGTCTCATAATTACCGTTAAACGTATTACTACTAAAGCGTACACGCATTTCGCGGCGTTGCTCACGCATATCAACTTTTAATGTTGTAGGGTCAAACTCATAAGGGCCTGTAGTAACATCAGTGTCATCAGCGTAACCTTTACCTGTGACGTATATCTCCATTTGGCCAACTTGATTAAAGTCAGGCTCAACACGCTCTAATCGAATCCAGTTATTCTTACCTTCAGGGGCTTGCATACCTGGGCCGCCATTCACCCAACCTAAACTGTTTGTCTCAAAGTATGACTCAACGGCGTCAACTTGCGTTAAATACACTTGATTTGTGCCAACTTCATGTTGCCAGATGGTGTACTTACTCTCAGTATTAGCTTGATTGTCAGCCCATATAGGATACTTAAACACTTCACTAAACACACCAGCAGAGCGTCTTACGCCAATAGCTTCACCTGCATCGTACCAGACTTTTTCTCTAACGTTATAAATGATAGCGTCATTGCACTCAGTTGAAGAGCCACTTGGAAAGAACCACCAGATTTCGCCCCAACGAGTAACTTTGCTAACCCATACTTTTTGCCGCTGGCTGTAGTTTAGATTATCAAAGAAGTAATTAAAGTTCATTGTGTTCGGTATCTCTTGCACAACACCGTTATACATCAAGAATCGATCAGTGCCGCACCAATAGTATATACCATCATACTCAATAACGCATTGGCTAGATAGTATAGATGATTGAGTAGAGATAATATCGTACCGCCAATAGACGGTTGATGAACCTACAGTTTGTGGCGCGTAACTTACTCGAGTAAGCTGGTCTAATGACCAAAATAATCCGGCAGGAGATGTTGTACCGCCTCGTAATGCCATGCCCTTAACAATCTTTGTTGCAGATACGTTATTGGAGTTAGCATCAGCTGCTACCCAATTTTGGAAGTCACCTGCAGAGCTATTTTGAAGTAGACCGTCATTGCCGTAGATGAACAGGTAAGGGTATAACATCACGCAACCACCACTTACTGCAAGGTTGTTGTCGTATGTTAATGTTTGCGTACTTGTGACAGTTGCAGCGTTTGATAATGTTATAGTTGTACTACCGCCTTGCGCTACTGCCGTGATTGTAGTGTTTGCAGGTATGCCTGTACCAGTAACAGTTTGGCCAATGCCAACTAGGTAATTATTTGGCGTGATTGTAGCAGTTGTTGTACTGTTCAATACAGTCGCTGCTGTAAAGATACCTAACTTAGTCATTGCCCCATATGGAAAATCACCAATCATAATTGGCGTGTCAATGGTGTTATCAATGTTTGTTAGGTTTAACCCTGGGTGGCCTATGACAGTTAACGCTGCTGTGCCACCACTGTCATACGCAATATCCCACTGCCAAAGATTATTGGCATTAGAAGTAAACGCTGCTGACAATGTAATAGTTGTAGGGCCTGAGCCAATTGCACTAGTTGTATTGTTTTGCCATGCATACACGCCATCGTTTTGACCTGAATATAGATAGTTTAGACCGTCTTGTGATTGCATGACCATGCCACGACTAATGCCAGGCGCGTTTAAGAACATACCACTGTAGCCACCAATCTTACGTGGTCGACCGCGTTGAAATCTTACCCATCTTCCATCAACATAAGAAGGCGCGTCAAAGAGTGTTCCATCCCGTTGAATACCGGGTTGAATCTTTAAATTGACAACGTTTGCTGTCAAAACCCACCTCCTTGAATGCCACTTGAAAACACACCTGTACCTGCAATTGTTAAGCCGGCAGAGTTGTAATAGCCTAGTTGCGTATTAGCAAGCACAAACCCTACTTGACCTGTTGCAGGTAAGTATAAGCCTGAGTTTAAATCGCCTGAGAATTTTAATGAAGGCACAGCAAGTGAGCCATTGCCTAGTGTTAATGATGTAAGTGAGCTTGATGAGCCAGACGCGGCGTTATATACGTTAGTACCGTCGGAAATAATAACTAATGAGTCGCTTTGCGGAATTGTAACTGTGGCGCCGCCCATAACTGCAGTCTTTACTGTAAGCGTATATGCGCCAGTTGTGTTATTTGTTATGGTGTACAGCTGTACTGTTGAGGGCACTACAATAATCTCGTTACTTGTTAGTGCGCCTGTGTATATCTGTATGGTGTTAGCAGCTTGTGCGCTTGTTAGTGTATAAGTACCGCCTGTGACTGATAATGCTAAAAGCGTGTATGCAAAAGTATTTGATCGCCCATACGCATATGTGTACCATGTAGAGCCGCTTGACACTAATACAAGTGACTCTGTTAACTGTAGTTGCTGACTTGCGTTACCGTCAATCGTATCAGCGCCTACAGGCGTTAATGTTAATATCCCTGTCCCGTCGTTCTTAAAGATAGTGAACCAGTTAGCGCCTACAGTAGCTGCTGATGGAAGTGTGAATGTGCCTACGCCACTTAGCCACACGTTCATCTGCGCACGAGCTGTACTTGTTAATGTTGTGCTTGAGTAGTATTGCTGAACTAAATATTGCTGATTTAATGTAGCGCCAATTGCAACAAGCCCATATCCTGCAAGATCAGATGCATTTGCTGCTGATGTGCCTGCGCCAAATGTGATTGTAGTCCACGTACCTGCAGTGGTTGCATTACTAGTTAGGTAAATGTAATACGCAATGCTAGGGGCTGCTGATACAATCGTGCCACCAGATGCGTTCTTAATAATGACATTAACGCCTGTTGTACTGGTGTTTCTAATGAGTACAGCTTGTCCGACAGAAACTTGCTCAGCAGATGGAAAGATTAACGCTAAGCCGTTAGTAGATGCGGTTACATCAATAATATTTGCAACAATGTCTGACGTATTGCCATTCACCGGCCATTGCAATGTTGTATCAGCAGTGATACTTAGAGCTTCATAGCCCACCTGAGAAGGAGATACTGTCTGTCCTGTAAAGGGATTTACATAAGATGTCATATTAAGAGTCCATTGCAACAGCTTGGCGATCAGCAATACGCAGTTGATCTTCTGCTTTTAAGACTGACATCGCTTCGCTATATTTTTGTTGAAAGATTTGACGTTGGTCATTCTTTAAAAATGGCATTGCTTGCAATAACGTGCCATATAACATAGCATTAGGTGCATTCTGTGTTAGCCAGTTTGTCTGATTTGAAGAATCGAGAGGCTGTAAGCGTTCATAAAACAACACTTGAAAGTTATACGCCTGATCCGGCGTTGGAGAC